GGTAGTGCAGGATCTGCAGGTAGTGCAGGTTCATCAGGTACAACTGGTTCAGCAGGTTCAACAGGAAGTGCAGGATCAGCAGGATCAGCAGGATCAGCAGGATCAGCAGGATCTTCTGGTGATGATGGAACTTCTGGTTCAGCAGGATCAGCAGGCAGTACAGGTTCGGCAGGTTCAGCGGGCACAACAGGTTCCGCAGGGTCCGCAGGGTCCGCAGGTTCGACTGGATCTTCTGGATCCTCTGGAACATCCGGTGCCGATGGTTCAGACGGTGATAGTTATCAAACTACATCATCATCAGAATTAACTATTGGTACAGGATCAAAATCATTAACAGTTGATACAGGATTATCATATTCAATTGCACAAACTGTTTTGATTGCTTATGATGGTTCTAATACTATGGAAGGGTCTGTTACATCTTACACTGCAGGTACAGGTGCTTTAGTTATAAATGTAACAAGTGTTACTGGTTCTGGTACAGAATCATCTTGGGATGTTAATCTTGCAGGAGCCTCTGGTGGCGATGGCACATCTGGTTCAGCAGGTAGTGCAGGTTCTTCTGGAACTACTGGTTCAGCAGGTTCTTCTGGAACTACTGGTTCAGCAGGTTCAGCAGGTTCAGCAGGTTCAGCAGGTTCATCTGGAAGTTCTGGCAACGATGGTGCCCCAGGAACTTCAGGTAGTGCAGGCTCAGCAGGGTCCGCTGGTTCGGCTGGTAGTGCAGGTTCTTCTGGATCATCTGGAACGGATGGAAACACAGGAAGTCAAGGTCCTCCAGGAACATCTGGTTCAGCAGGTAGTGCAGGTTCTTCTGGTTCAGCAGGTAGTGCGGGGTCGGCAGGCACAACAGGATCGACTGGTAGTGCAGGATCAACAGGATCAGCAGGATCATCAGGTACAACTGGTACATCTGGTTCTTCTGGAGCAGATGGTGTTATTGGTACATCTGGTTCTTCTGGAACAGATGGTGGTGCAGGTTTTGACTATCGAAATTTAGCAACGACCGCCTATAGAGTTTCAACCTCGGGAAATAATTACATATTAAAACATCCAGATGGAACACAACTATCAGGTAACAATCCTACAATAAGAATTAAAGCAGAACAAACAATATGTTTTTATCTTGAAGGTGTGTCGGCCAGTCATCCATTCGCAATAAGAAGTGCATCCGGTGATGCAAATGATTACAATACAGGTTTGGTGCATTTTGATGGAACATCGACATATGTGACTGGATCATCAGCACAAGATAAGACATCAGGATATTTGTTTTGGACACCTCCACAAGCATTAGGTGGAACCACTTACAAATATCAGTGTATTAATCATGCATCTATGATAGGTGATATTGAAATTAGTAGTATTCAAGGTGGTGCTACTGGTTTGCAAAATAGAGTATCCACTTCTGCTACAACAAGTTCAATTGCTGATGATGCTTCTGATAATATATCTGTAACAGGATATAATTCTTATGCTCTTCTTTCCGTACAGACTGATAGAGCCGCCTGGGTGACAGTATATTCATCATCTTCTGCAAGAACATCTGATGCATCAAGAACTATTGATACTGATCCGGAACCTGGTAGTGGTGTAATTGTAGAAGTTGTAACAGATGCGGCTGATACTCAAATTATCACACCAGCGGCGGTTGGTTTTAATGAATCTACGAGTGATAGTGGTACGATTTATATGAAAGTTGTTAATTTGTCTGGTTCTACAAGTACAGTACAAGTTACACTTACAGTTCTAAAATTGGAGAACTAATGAGTGAAGAAAAAGAATATATTGTTACTTTACATCGAAAAAAAGATGCAGAACAATTTTATGAAGAGATGGAGACCAATAAATCTACTGAATCCATACCTTCTAAGAATTTTTATTGTGATAAGAGAAGAGAAATAAGCAGAAACACGCATTATTATATGACAGATGAAGAAGCCAGACAAATTATGAATGATGATAGAGTGATGGCGGTAGAAGAACCTCCTGAAAATAGAGGTATTGAAGTAAGACCAGCATTTGAGTATGATAGTACAACTCATTTTGACAAAGGTGGTTCAACGTCAAACTCTAAAGTTCAATGGGGTATTTTGAGATGTTGTTCTGGAATATCTTCATCGGCAGAATATGCAGGAAGTTGGTTGCCTCGATCAATAGTCAGTACAGGAAATGAAGAAGGTCAAAATGTCGATATAGTTATTGTTGATGGTTGTATTGATCCGGATCATCCAGAAATGGCTGTTAATTCTGATGGTACTGGCGGAACAAGAGTTGTACAGAGAAATTGGACCAGTTCTTATACATATACACCTTATGTTGATAGTGGAAATAGTAGTCGAACAAACGATAACAATCATGGGTGTCATGTAGCAGGTACGGCGGCAGGTAACAGACAAGGTTGGGCAAGACAAGCAAACATTTATAATTTAAATCCATATGGTTCCGCTCCTACAAACATAAATTCTTCTTTAATCTTTGATTATATAAGAACATTTCATAATGGAAAAACAAATGGTAATCCAACAGTCGTAAATAATAGTTGGACGTATATTGCTTATGATACATATCCTATTAGTACAGTTGTATATCGAGGAACAACATATAATAATGTCAGTCTGACCGATGGTAATGATTATGGTATAAATCATGCAAACACAACTCATTGGTTAGTACACTCACGAGTTAGTGGTGTTGATGCAGACTTGACAGATTGTATAGATGATGGTATTATAGTTATTGGTGCCCATGGAAATTATAATATGAAAATAACTGCAAATACATCCGATCAAGATTATAATAATTATCTATATGATGGAGGATCGACAAAATTTTATTGTAAAGGGGGATCACCAACACACTCTGCTGGCACTATTAGTGTAGGATCTGTATATAATGCATATACTGGTGGTTCAAGTAGAAATGATGCTACTGCCTATTACAGTAACAAAGGTGATAGAGTTGATGTTTGGGCACCAGGTAGTGCAATACAAAGTTCAGTTCATTCTGGTGGTGTAGCCGATGATAGAGATAGTAGTTATTATATAACACAATATAATGGTACAAGTATGGCATCACCACAAGTTACTGGTATTGTAGCATGTGTAGTTGGTGTTTATAGAGATTTTACACAAGCAGATGTTTTAGATTATTTAATTAGCAGATCAACATATGATCAACTATATGATTCTGGTTCAGCAGATCATGATAACACTTACAATTTGATGGGTGCACCTAATAGACATTTACATTTTCATAGAGAACGTAAAATATCAGGTCATGTAACACCAGATGCAGATAGACGAATACGAGATACACATTCTACTTCTACAAGACAGACTTACCCTAGAATGAAACGAAATTATTTGAGTGGAAACTCATAAAAAAACTTGACAATATGACAGTGTTACGTTATTATATGTTTGTAATGAGTTTTTAAACCTTAAACTACGAAAGGTAATATGTCAGAAGAAATGGTCGCAAGACTGATTAGCGAATATCGTGCAGAAGCATATGCTACTGCAATGGCCGCACGAGATGTACATGCATCTATTGATGCGGCGATGATTGAGTTTTGTGATGAAGTTATTGAGAGACATGGGCTTGAAGAAGCCGATGCAGTGGAAGTCACCAAGGCTTTCGTTGATGAATATAGTAACCTTTAATTATAAATTTAAAAATGTTTGATGTTAATCCATTCAAAAAACAATTGGATGTTCGTCATCTAATTCATGAAGACTATAAGTATGCCGCCATGGATTGGGACAGAACATGGTGGGTCTTTACACATAAACCTAATTGTGTAGATGATATGTGGGATTCAAAAGAAGGTCGTTCAGAAAAAATTGTTGAACGAGCAGTTGAGACCACAGATTGGCGTAGTTCACTTGTTGAACTTGAAACAATTATTGAGGACTAGTAGTGGGCATGTGCCCCGATAGTTAAATGGATATAACAGTAGACTTCTAATCTTCTATTTCAGGTTCGATTCCTGGTCGGGGTACCATGATTGTACAAGGTATAGCAAACAAAGTAGTACAAACAGTTGTGTCTAGAAAAATTGCTAATAAGATTTATCCTGTTATTGATAAATCTGATCCTGGTTATGTTGTAGAAATTACAAAAGTTGTTTGGATTCCTACTAAATACCCGAAAGCAATTGGTTATGACAGGTACGGTAGATATACATTTGATAAATAAGCCAGCGTAACTCAATTGGTAGAGTAGCACACTTGTAATGTGAAAGTTGGGGGTTCAATTCCTCTCGCTGGCTCCAAAATAAATATAAACAATGGCAAAATCAGTAGGTACATACGTAAGAAAAAAGTTAAAGAGGTATAAGAGAACTTCTATTGGAAAGTCTCGATGGTCGAGACCTAAAAATAAAAATAAGAGAGGTAATTGGAAACGATATCGTGGCCAAGGAAGATAAAGATTTTTATTTTGAAACTTTATGTGAGTATAAACGTCCTGATGGTACCAGGGGGTGGATAATAACTGTTAAACCTAAACCCAAAAAGGAAAAATGAAGGGTAGACAGGGAAAACGCATGAGGCAGGAAAATGCCTTGAAACGTACAGAGACACAACTTGCTCTGTATAAAACCGGACTCAAAGATCAGCAGGATGAGGTCAAGAGAGCCAAGAAAGAGAAAGATAAGCCAAATCTTTCTCTTGCACAAGAGTGGGTCAAAACTCTCACAAAGAAGATTGAGAGAGCAGAGACTACAATTCGCAATACCCAAGCAAATCTTAGATAATCATACTCCTCGGTAGTTCAGTGGTAGAACGGTAGACTGTTAATCTGCTTGTCGTAGGTTCGAATCCTGCCCGAGGAGCCACATCGGAGCGTAGTTCAATCTGGTAGAATGCATGGTTTGGGTCCATGTGGTTACAGGTTCAAATCCTGTCGCTCCGACCAGGAATAAATATTATGAAGTACAATGAACGTCAAATAATACAACATCTTGAAGATTATATTGATAGCACCTATTCTCAACATTATACGAAAGGTGATTTTCAGATACAAGATTTGTTTGAGCATATAGATATTGCGGAAGAATTTTGTAGAGGTGCCGCAATTAAATATCTTATTCGTTTCGGTAAGAAAGAGGGTAAGAATGAAAAAGACCTCCTCAAGTGTTTGCATTATGTTATATTAATGTATCATTATTGTGGTTTTGACAAAAAATTAATACAGGAGTAAAATGGCTGAAAATACTGGCGGAAGTGAAGAAAAAAGCAGAGAAGAAAAATATGCTTATTTTGCAAATAGATATCAAATAATGGTCGAAGATGTAAATGGTAAAAAATGTGCTATGCAACAACCATTTGAAACTTTGGAAGAGGCTAAACAAGAAATCGGACCAATACATCAAAGACATCCGTATAAAACAATTATGCATGGTGAAGATGTTTACATGGTGTGGCAAACTTTAAGAATATATAAAAGAACAGATGTATATCCATATAAATGTGATTATAATACAATATATTATGAAGAGGTTTCAACATAATTCAATTTTTTGAGTATATAAATACATCTACAAACATTTTTACTATGTTTTATTTGTTGACTATTTGAAATGGATTTCAAAACTAACGGAGTATATATGGGATTTTTCCAGAAAATCCTCTGTATATTGACTGCACTCGCAATCTATCCAGCCACCATCGTAATTCCAAAACAAGATACCCTTGATAGGCAATTTTTCGTTCCAAAAAAAGAACGAATAATAGAGATTAGACAATATGAGTCAATTGCAGAGAGAGAAAAACAAATTTCATGTCTACAAAAGAATGTTTATTTTGAGGCGGCAGTTGAATCAACTGCAGGTAAATTGGCAGTCGCACATGTGACCTATAACAGAGTTAAAAACAAGTATTTTCCAAATTCATTTTGTGATGTGATTTATCAAGGAAAACATTATTCAACTGGACACCCAGTGAAAGATAGATGCCAATTTTCCTGGTATTGTGATGGAAAGCATGATATACCATATCCAGGTCCTACTTGGGAAAGTACACAAGAATTAGCATCATGGTTTTATGACAATAAAGACACCATGAGAGATATTACTGATGGTGCTTTATACTATCATGCAGATTATATTCCAAATCCTAAATGGGCAGTTTCTAAAAAAACACAAAAAACAGTACAGATAGATACACATATATTCTATGCAAGAAAAGACTTTATGTTTTAAATTATAATGGAGCATTATGAAAAAAGGTGACGTGGATATACCACAACATACTCCTGGTAATATGGCTGAAAACTCCATGGGTGGAACTGAACTTCTGACCATGGAGTTATTCAAGAGACTTCCTGAAGAATACAAAGACTATTTTCAATTCATTATTTCTCGCAAATATGAACTTGAAGATAAGCCTCGTTTATACTGGCTTCATGATTTGGCATTAGATCCCGTTCATAGTTTTTTGACAGAACCTAATGGTATATCTTTATTTGAGAAGTTAGTGTTCGTCAGTCATTGGCAACAACAACAATTTAATACTCTTCTCAAAATACCATACTCAAAAGGTGTCGTAATTAAAAATGCGATTGATCCAATTGTGTATCATGCCAAGCCAAAAGACGGTCCTTTACAATTGATGTATTGTTCTACTCCTCAAAGAGGACTTGATGTTTTATATGGTGCATTAAGTCTACTTGACAGAGATGATTGGCATCTACATGTATATTCTAGTTATTCGTTATATGGATGGAAACAAAATGATGAACCATTCAAACCATTATTTGAAAAAATAGAAGAACATCCAAATATGACAAATTATGGTGCAGTTCCTTATGATGAGTTACGAGAAGCATGGAAAAAGATGCATATATTGGCGTATCCATCAACGTGGCAAGAAACATCATGTCGAGTAGCAATGGAAGCAATGTCGGCCCATTGTGCCGTAGTTACATCTAATTGGGGTGCATTACCAGAGACATGTGGTGAATATGGCTACATGTACACGTATACAGAAGATAAACAAGAACACGCAGTTCGCTTTGCTGATGAACTTGAAGATGTAATGGATGAGTATTGGTCTGACAAAGTGCAGAAAAATCTTGACAATGCACAAGAATATGCGTATACTCATTATAGTTGGTCAAAACGCATTTCGCAATGGACCTATTTTCTTGATAACCTCAAGTATGAGATTGAATATGACAAAACGTTTGAAGAAAAAACCAGGACGCCCGAAGATCAGTAAAGACGATCACAGACCAAAGAAAAAACGTACTCGCAATATTACGGAAGAACAACGTGAAGTATTGCGACAACGTATGGCTGAAATGCGTAAGAAACGCAAACCTGCCGAGTATAAAAATATTCATCATACTGTATTGTCTAAACCAGAGAATGACAAACTTTCTATGAAGAATGTCAAAG